GAATATGAATCGGAAGCAGTTAAAGGAATTGTTTCTGTATGAGTTTCTGTTAAAGTATATATAATACTGTTTCCATCATCATCTGTTAATCCAGTATCTAATTGATATCATGCAGGAGAATATAATTGATCACCTGGATTACAATTACCAGATAAATCTATTGTTAATGTTAAATTTAATAATGGTGCTAAATATCCATAAGGTTTGTAACCTCTTTCGTTTGCCATACTATGAACCGTTTCATAAATATCTGAAGTATCCATAAACATATTTTTAGCTAATTTATTTGTATAATATGTATTTAATTCAGATAAATATGCTAACATTTCAATTAACATAGTAATATTAGCACCTTCATAGTTATAATCTTTGAAGGTTTTAGAATTTTGCATTAAATCTTGAAGTCTTTTTTTGAATGTATTGAAATCTACTTCAAGATAAGATGGAGTTAAATATTTAATAGACATAATTTCCTCTTATAATGGATATAAAGTTGTTTTAAAAATATTAATATTAGTAAATGATTTTACTTTAAAAGAAATAGTAATTTCATAAAGATTTTTGTCATGATTAGGAAAAACTAATAAATCTGTAATTTCTATTCTGTCATCTCATATTTGAACTACATTATATAATTCATTACCAATTGCATAAGCAGTTGTTTCATCTAATTGTTCAAATAAATAATTATGAAGACTTGTTGCGAATGTTGGTAACATTCTTCTTTCTCCACGAAGTGTTTGAAAAATGTTTATTAATGAATTTTTAACTGCTTGTTCATCAGTCATATCATTAATATCTCCACTTGTTTTCATATCTAAAGAAATATCAATATCTTTTCAAATTGTCATTATATCTTTTCCTTTTAATTTATTATTACATCTGATGAACAAGTTATTACAACTGATCCACAAGAAACTGGATCACCACATCTACCACATTGTTTTCCATTCACAATAACATCAGGAGAACCAGAAACTAAATAACCATATAAATCTCAAGCATCACCTTGTCTATGAATACCCAGTCCATTTACTAATGTATCAATACTTGCTTCAATATTAGGTCTTGAAGGACCACCTGTACCAGAACAAATATCACCTAATCTTGCACATCCTGGCATTCTAATTCTCCTATTCTTTTTTCTAAATTATCAATTTTATTTATTAAAATTTCCATGATATTTTCTTTTGAATGTTGTTTTTTAGGTATAGATTTTTTTGCATTTATTGAATTAAGATAAAGTTTTGAATTAATACTATCAATAGAAATAGGAGCATCTTTAGTGGCAATTCCTAATTCACCTTCAACACCAATAAAAAAATCTCCTTTTACATTTAAATAAGTATTTCCATTCATTAAAACTTTATTATTTGTATTATCTCCAATACAAATTTCAACAGAATCTTCAGTAAATTTTAATTGCAATTTAAATTTATCTATTGTAACTAAATCAACATTTTCTTGTATTTTTAATTCATTTATCATTTTAATGGATCTACTCCGGGTAAACTAGGTTTTGTTATATTCATAATTTCTTCACCAACAGAAGAAGAACTTTCAGATAATTCTTTGATATTATTAATTAAATTTTCTGTTAATCCATCAGTTGAAGTTAATTTTTTTTCTAAATCAAATGATCCGTCAGGTTCTAATCCATGTGTATCTAAAAAATCATTTATGTTAGCCATTGTTCTGTCTATTTTATCAGTAGGAATACAATCATTATTATCTGCTAAACATCCTAATAATTCATCTATTTTACCTAATAAATCAGATAAACCTATATTATCTAATAAATCTTTTATACCAGATATAGCACTTCCTAATATATTAAAATCAACATCTGAATGAGCAATATTATATAAATTACTTGTTACTGCATTTATATCATTCATCATATCATTAATAGAACTTGTTAATGAATCTAAACAACTTCCAGTAAATCCTGATGTTGCTCTTTTAACACTATTAACTTCACTTAATATAGAACTTTTATTAGATGCTAATTGTTCAGATAAATCTTCAACACCTTCTTTTCCTTTACTGTCATTTAATGTGTCATTTAAGAAATCCATTTTATCTGAAACATCAGATTTATGACCATTAAATTTGTTTATATATTTGTCTAAATCTCTATTAAATGATTCACAAGGTGAAATATTCATAATTTATTTTCCTATGGATTTAATGAAATTGTTCCTGCACTCATTTCACAAGAACTTCCAGAACCACCATTCATTGACATTCCTGTTGATGTTATTGATAATGCCCCACCTGCTGTTACATTAGTATTACCAGAAGATGTTACATCTACTTGACTAGCAGTTACTGATGCATTTCCTGATACAGTTATTGTACAATTTCCACCAACACTAATATCATAATTTCCTGAAATTGTTAAAGTTTTATTTCCACCAATTTCTTCTTCTTTATTTCCATCAGTTTGTTTATATTCATTAGATTTAATAAATTCTGTTTTATTATTATTTATGGTAATATTTTTGTCTGTCCCAACATATTGATTTTTTTCTTGCATGGAAATTTCTTGTTTATTTCCAACATTTTTTACAACAACATTTCCATTTTTATCAATTTCAATATAAGAATTAGAAGGATGATAAATATGAATTCTTTGTTCACCAGGAGTACTATCTAATTCTATAATAATACCAGAATGAGTTGCATAAACAATATTGTTTGGATATTTTGCATTATATGCAGGAGAAAATTCGCTCCATGATCCTTTACTTAATGCTTTTTCAATATTTTTGATTAAGTTTTGTGTTTTAGAATCAACAATAGTATCTTTTGTTTCTTCTCTTGCTAATTTATGAAAATCTGGTTGATTTAATCTATGAGAAGCTGGATAAGAACCAGAAGGATCATTAAAACCCATTGAAGGATCAGAAGGATTAGATGGAACGCCTGGAGCAGAAGCAAAATATTTTGGTTTTAATATATGTCCATTTTCAAAAAATAAAAATACATGACTTCCTTGTAATGGAACAGTAAAATTACCAAATCCTGAAACACTTCCTTCAAATAAACTTAAACAAGGATCAGATCAAGGTAATTCATCTGTTGGTATTCCGTCGAATTCATCTTTATTTTTATTATCAGTATGAACGCCAAAAATTCTTATTTTACATCTTCCTCTTTTTTCTGGATCATTATTATCTTCAATTACACCACGATAAATTCCATGTAACAATTCAGATTGAGGTTGAAATTCAGAAGGATCATTTTTAATCATAATTTTTCCTTTAAATTAAATTAGTTTTAGAAGCAGAAACTAATTCTGACAAATTACTTTCTTCATAACCATTTTTAATGCATACAAGTTTTTGTTTATAATGTATTGAACTATGTGGATTAAAAGAATGTGTAATGCTTTTAATTAAATATTTTCCATGTAAATTTTTGTTATAATTTTCTTGTGAATTAGTACTTGGTCAGAAAATAGATATTAACCCACCACAATATCTTTTTTCATGTCCTTTTACAGTAAAACTTAAACATTGTTGTAAATTATATTTTTTTATTCAAGAATTATAATAATAATTATCTATAATTTTTGGATCTGATTCGTTTAAATTTTGATATAATGTATTAGCAGATAAATCTATAAATAAAGATTTACCTCCTAAAATTGTACAATGATTTACTGAATCTTTATATTTATATTCATTTTTTATAAATTCTTTTTTATCACTATCTAATCCAAATCTTGTTCCACCAGATAAAAGTTTTAAAGAAGAATTATCAATTCCCATCATAGATCAAGATAATATTTTGTTATAATTAAATAAATTTTGATCTCCAAATGTATATAATCCATCATCTTGACTAGATAATTTCATTAATGATTTTTCTTTTAAAAGAGATTCTAATGTGATTAAATTAGATCCATTACCATTATTATAGAAACAATATCCTGCTTCTTTAGATTTAATACCAGAACATCTTTTAATTAATCAATTAATAGTTGTTTTAGGAGTTCAATAAGGCATATAAAAACATTCTAATTTTTCTTTTGATGCTTCAAATTTATCTCATTTTTGAATTCCTAAAAGATTTTCTCCAATATCTTTAATAATTTTAGAATATTTTTCATTTTTTCAAGATTTAGAAAATTGAAGAAAATTTAAAGTAAAAAACATTGTATCAGTAAAATAAATTTCTATTATATTTTTATCTCCTGCTGATTGTCCTTTACCTTGTTCTATTTTTGATATAGAATAAATTTTAAATTTTCTTTCTATATCTTCTTCTTCCCCATATATTAAACCAATTGATTCATTTCCTGATAATGGACCAAATTCACTAATTCCTCTATTATCTGTAAATACTAATTTACCAACAATAGAATATGATAATATATCTTCAATAAAATAAAAAGATATTACATCAGAACTATCTAATGTTATTATTCCCTTATTCAATTCTAAAGAAATTGTAAAACTCTTTGTATTATCTTGTGTCTTCATTAATAATTACCTATTGTTTTAACTTCTTTAAGTATTTGATATAAATAATCATTTTTTAAAATATTTAATCTTTTGCCAGGTTCTAGTTCTTCAAAGGGATTAGTAATATTATTAATTATAGCAATAATTCATCATAAATGAGGAATACTGTATTTTTTAAATGCAATATCATCTAAAAATTCATCATTAGAAACTTCATATAAATCATAAAAAGAAGAATCATTTAATTGAGAAGTATTTAATATATAAGATCTAAATATATTTAAATAATTTTCATTTTCAACAATATCTTTTAAAATATTATATAATTTTAATTGTGATGTATTTGATAAATCCATATTAGTTTTTTCTTTATAAGTATTAATATTCATAATTAAATTCCTTTAAGATGTTCTAACAATTCCGCCTTGACTAAAACTTCTTCTATATAAAGGTTCAATATCAATGAAAGAAATATTTACAGTACATTGTGTAGGATATTCATTAATATATGGACCTTTTCAAACAGGTAAAATGCTTTCTATAGCAGCGTGATTTAATTTAATTAAATCACTAAATTCAGAAGTAACTCTGAAAATATTTGGAAAATTTATTCCAGTTAAATTGTCAGTCATTTCTGCACAAGATAATTCTTCTAATTTTCTAATAGGAAGAACAATATTATTATATGGATCACCATTCATATCAACTAAATTAAATTCAAAATCAAATTTTCTTCTATCTGTATCTTTATAAACCAAAGATGTATCTACTTTAAATTCGGGAATTTTAACATTACTTGCTCCAGCAACAGCTGAATTAGCCATACCTATTAATGCATTATTACTTGGGCCGCCAGAAGCAACAGATTTAAATGCAGAAGTAGCTCCACCAACCATAGCAGTTGCATCTGTTATAGATTTTCTAATTTCAGTTACTTTATTAGCTAATCTACTAGCAACAGATTCATAAGGTTCTCAATTATGATTAATAGGTTCATTTATTTCTTCGGGAGAGGGAAATAATCAAATTACATTTCCATCATCTGTTTTAATAGCATTTGATCCTCTACCATAAGCAGATTGTTTTTCAATTTTTTTAGCTTCAATTTTAA